AGGGCTGGGTTCTTTTCCGCGTCGGCTACACAAGAGGGAACGAAGAATGATTAGAAATCAATACACTGGCGCTGCAGACCCGATAGACCGATTCATGGAAAAGGTTGTCGTCATCGGGGAAAGCGGCTGCTGGGTTTGGGTTGGCTCTCTTGCAAAAGCTGGCTACGGAACCTTCAACTCTGGGAAAGGCCAAACTCAAAACGCACACCGTTGGGCATACAAGCACTTTGTCGGGCCGATTGATGATGGCCTCTTTGTTTGCCATCGCTGCGATGTGAGGGCTTGCGTGAACCCAAGCCATTTGTTCGTCGGCACGCACAAGGAAAACATGGCTGATGCATCGCACAAAGGTAGGTTGAAGGGAGGAAGCGGAATCGTTGGCTCGGATCATCATTTTGCAAGGTTAACTTGCAGCGCGGTCTTGCAAATCAGGGCAGAATACACAGGGAAATATGGTGATCTGACTAGGCTCGCCAAGAGATTTGGCGTTTCCTTGAACGCAATAAAATGCGCAGCAGACAATAAATCATGGAGGCATGTGCAATGATACTTGACATAAAAATTGACGATTATCACCGCCACCCCAACATCAGCAGCAGCGACGTTAAGGCCGTCGCCACCCGCTCGCTGGCGCACTGGAAATACAAGACGTACAAGGCGTCGCCCGCTTTCGCCCTGGGTAGCGCCGTCCACGCCCTGGTGCTGGAACCGCACAAAAACCTCGTTGTTCGCGGCCCCAAAGACCGCCGCGGCAATGAATGGAAAAAGGAACAACTGGCCGCCGATCTCGACGGCAAGATTCTCCTGACCGAATCGGACTTCGACCTGGCCGCCGAGATCGCGGGCGCCGTGCGCGCGCACCCTGTCGTGCGGGGCTGGCTGGCGGAACCATGGTTCGTCGCAGAGGCAAGTTTCTTCGCCGACGACGGCGAGACGGGCGTCAACATCAAGTGCCGTCCTGACGGGTGGATACCGAACGGTGGGATCGTTTTCGACGTAAAAACCACCCGGGACGCCAGTCCGGAAGGGTTCCCACGCGAAATGCGCAACTACGGCTACGATTTGCAGGCCGCCTTCTACCTGCGCACACTGCGCGAGGCGGGCTTCGACGCGAAGAAATTCATCTTCGTGGCCGTCGAGAAAGAGCCACCATACGCCGTCGGCCTGCACGTCATGACCGACCGCTACCTGGAGCACGCCAACATGCGCGTGACCCGGACGCTGGAGAAAATAAACGCAGCCATCGCAGCCGACGACTATACAACCGGCTGGCCGATGATTAACGATATCGATCTGCCGCGGTGGCAGGCCGACCCTGAAGCCGACGTGTTCGACGAAACCGTTGACTTCTGAAACCCCAGAGAGAGGACTAGACCATGGCTAACAATGATGACTTCCTGAAGGTGCTCGCACGCGACGTGACCCTGCAGTACCCCAAGCTGAACAGCACATACCGCTTCAACACGGCCCAGCAAAAGTCTGAGCCGTGCGCGCAGACGGCCTCCAACGCCGCCTGGTCGGTGGCCTTCGATATGCCCAAGGATCAGGCCAAGGGCCTCTACGATCAACTGCGTGGCCACTACGAGGCTTGCAAGTCGCGCAACCCCAAGATGCCCGCGTTCGGCAAAGTGTTCGGCATGAAGAAGCTGAAGGATGCCGACGGGTCCGAGACGGGCGTCGTCCAGTTCTCGGCCAAGCGCAACGGCATGAAGAAAGACGGCACGCCTAACAAGCAGCCCACCGTGATCGACGGGCAGAAGCAGCCGGTCGCTGATCTTGCCTTCTGGGGCGGATCCACCGGCACCGTGCGCGCCTGGGCCGTCGCCGTCGTGGACCCGGACGGCAACGGTGGCATCTCGCTCCTGCTTGACGCCGTGCAGGTGATCGAGGCCAAGTACGGCGACGGCGGCATGGACGACTTCGACAGCTTCGCGCCCGTCGCGCCGAAGGATGATCCGTTCGGTGATACGGGCCAGCCGGCGGCGAAGGTGGCAACGAAACCCGCCGCCGATCTGGGCGGGGACGAAATCCCGTGGTGAAATAAAAGAAACCCCCGGAAGCGACCAACTTCCGGGGGTTAAGTCTGAGAGAGCGACCAGAGGGGAGGAACCTCATGAACCGGCGACATGACCACCGCCAGAACACGGAGACATCTTAATGCACGGCAATAACTCTGGCAAGGTCCGCGTCGATGTCTGACGTGCGTTTCCTGACAGCACCCGGCAGCCTATTTACGCTCATCAACAAGCCCGGCACGACATACCCGGGCATCACATGGTCCGAGTTGCTGGCCATGGTCCGCACGCCCCAGGCCAAGGAAAAGGCAGAAGCGGATTTCTTCATCCCCTCGACCTACCGGGCCCACGATGGCCGCGCCCACGACGCACAGCGGGAGCGTGGCGTCTTCCGCATGCTTGCCGTCGATATCGACCGCGGGAACCCGTCATTGGAACGTGTGCAGGAGGCCCTGACCGACATCCTCGGCGACGTGGGCTCGGTGATCTATTCCTCATCCGGTGCCAGCGCGGAGAATAAGAAGTGGCGCGTCCTGCTGCCGATCGTCGGCACCATCAGCGGCGAGCAGTACGAGGCCGCCCAATCCGCTTTCTTCGAGCTGCTCCATCTCAGCGGCATCCACCCGGATGGTGCGCTGGCCCGATGCGGTCAGCCGATCTACCTGCCCAACGTGCCGATCGCCCGCCGCAACCCGGACCTGTCGCCCGCCTTTTACCAGCAGGCCATCAAGCGCGGCCCGTGCGTCTCCCTGGACGATGCCAGCCCGATCGTCCAGGAGGTCAACCGCCGGGCCGAGCAGTACCGCCTGGCCGCCGAACAGGCCGAGGCTGGCAGGCGCGCCCGTGACGCCGAGCGGGCCGAGCGGCGGACAAAGTTCCCCGACGACGTCAACCCGGTGGACGCCTTCAACCTGGCCTACAGCATCGAGGACATGTTCGACCGCCATCAGTACGAACGCCAAGGCGGATCCGCGCACTACCGGTCGCGCTACCAGACCAGCCCCTCCTACGCCACGCAGAACTTCGGCACGCATTGGGTCAGCCTGTCGGGATCCGACGCGGCCGCCGGGATCGGTCGCAGCAAGTCCCTGGGCGGCGATTCCTACTGCTGGGGAGATGCCTTCGATATCTTCGTACACTACGAACACAACGGAGACTTCACCGCCGCCGTGCGCGCCTACGGGGCCGAGATCAGCGCGCCCAAGTCCAGCATCCCCGACGACGGGCTGTCGGACTTCGACTACGTCGCGCCACAGGCCGCCAACGAGGGCGCCACAGAGGCAAGCCCGTCAGATGACGACGACGGGAGCATCGAAATACCGGACGCCCCCACAGACGCCCCAGAGGCGGCGCAGGACTGGCCGACGCTTTACGACATGTTCGACGAGGCCAGCATCGAGCCGCGCCGGTGGATCTACGGCCACCATTACCTGCGCTCCTTCGTCAGCGTGCTGGCCTCGGCCGGCGGTGTGGGCAAGACCAGCCTGCAGATCGTGGAAGCCCTGGCCATCGTCACCGGCAGGCCGCTGCTGGGCGAGGATGTGAAAGAACGCACCAACGTGTGGATCGTCAACCTCGAAGACCCCATCGAGGAACTGCAGCGCCGCGTGCTGGCCGCCATGAAGCACTACGGCATCCAGGCCGACGAGGTGCGCGGCCGACTGTTCGTCAACGCCGGCCGGGACTTTAGTCTCAAATTCGGAACCCAAACCCGCGAGGGCGTCGTCCCGAACGCGGCCCTGGTCGAATACCTGCTGAAGAAAATCCCGGACAAAGGCATCGGGGTCGTGTTCATCGACCCGTTCGTCGGGGCCCACAACATCAACGAGAACGACAACATGGCCGTCAACGCCATCGTGGCCGAAATCCGCAAGGTGGCCGACGTGACACGCTGCGCCATCGGGCTCGTCCACCACATCCGCAAGGGCAACGGCGAGGATGCCAACATCGACAGCGTGCGCGGTGCGGGCTCGCTGATCGGTGCGGCGCGGGCGGCCAGGGTGGTCAACCGGATCTCGGCCGACGAGGCGTCAAGGGTGGGCATCGACGAGGCCGAGGCGCGCAGCATCTTCCGCGTGGACGACGGAAAGTCGAACCTGGCACCGCCGGCGGACAAGGCTTTATATCGGCAGATGATCGGCGTTAAAATCGACAACGGCGAATGGATCGGGGTGTGTGTTGCTTTTAAGCTGCCGGATGTGTTTGATGGTGTCAGCGCAAAGGATGCTAAAAAGGCGCAGCAAATTGTTGCCGACGCGCACAGCAATGGAGAGCCGCTTAGAGAGAGTTCGCAGGCGTCAAACTGGGTTGGCGTGCCGATCGCCGACATGCTCGGTCTGGACATCTCAGAGAAGCCAGGCAAGGCAAGGGTGAGCATGATCATCAAGACTTGGATGCGGACGAACGTGCTGGCCACCGAGCGTGTGTTCGACGCCAAGAAGGGCCGCGAAGTTCCGGTCGTGGTGGTCGGCGAGTGGATCAACAGCGAGGAAGTTTGATGTTGCATCACTTCCACACATGTGGTGTGTATGGTGCGTTGCATAAACGGAGATCGCCATGCACATCGAAAAAATGAAACGGCTGAACGCTATCGACGACCTTATCAATATGCTGACAGATGAAAGAGATGTTATCGTCAGGAGTATTAAGCCGAGCGGGGCTAAAGATGATCTTCTTAGGTCACTCGCCGAGGCGGTGTGCAGCAGCGGCTTCAACCGTGAGTCCGTTCAATCTGATAAATGGGCCGGCATAATCGTGATGAATGCCGTGTCTGGAAAGGCTGATTGCTCCGAGGCTGACAAGCAGTCGGCCAAGAAAGTGCTGCGTGAAATCACTGCGGCAGGCTATCTCAAGGTGCAGTCAGAATACAGCACACGCAGGGGTAGGGGCCTGCCGGTGTATGTGCTGCCGTGAGTCTTCCCACTTGCGAGTAGTGGGTGGGAAAAAGTGGGAAAGGTGGGAAGAATACCCGTTCCCACCACCTACTCCCCCCTTTAGGGGGGGGTAGTGGTGGGGGGGTAACCTGGTGACACTTACAGGTGGGAAAAAGGTGGGAAGAAAATGACCAGAGAGAGGACCGATACGATGGCCAAGCGACCAACACGCCAGCGCAAGGAAGACAAGCTGCTGCACCCGGCGGCAACGGCAGAGCAGGTCCGCTGCGATCTCGCCCTGGGCCCGTTCGACGCGGCCGTCAGGGCGGCAGACAGGAAATGGGGCGTGGACATGCTCATGGAGATCGTCTCGCCCGAGAGCGCGGATAAGTGGGCCCGCGCAATGAATGGATTGAACGACGCAATTCAAAAAGATGATCCAGATAAAACACGGGCCTGGGTGGAGGTGTGCCTGCGCGGGCTAAAGGCAATGGATGGCGAAGCCGTTAAAAGCGGACAGCCAATATCGGATCCGATGATCTGGGAATATAAATATGAGGGCGAGACCTACGGTATTATCGAGGACGGCCGCCATTGGCCCGCGGCTTACGACAAGCGGCCGGGTCTGGTGATCTTCAACATGCGCGAGGTGGCCATGGCCCTGCACGAACGGCGCAACGGTCTGGTGGACGCGGTCAAGCTGGCGTTCCCCGGTGCCGAGGTGACGGGCGTGCGCAGGGTGAAGCAGGAGATAGACGACGTGATCGATTTCCTGTAAGGTGCAAACTCAATCCACCGGCCGGATGGTCGAGATGAGGGCGAGATGAATCCATTTCCCGCGTATAAAACCGTTTCTGTCGGAAAATTGGTTCCTTACGCCAGAAACAGCCGCACCCATTCGCCGCAGCAGGTGGACAAGATCGCCGCCAGCATCCGCGAGTTTGGCTTCCTGAACCCGATCATCGTGGACGGAGAGAACGGCATCATCGCAGGCCACGGGCGCGTTATGGCGGCCCAAAAGCTGGGCCTGGTTGATCTGCCGGTCATCGAAGCATCGCACCTCACCGAAGCCCAGCGCCGTGCCTACGTCATCGCAGACAACCGGCTGGCGTTGGACGCCGGGTGGGACAACGATCTGCTGAAAGTCGAACTGCAAGATCTGGACAGCCAAGGCTTTGACCTGACGCTTACGGGGTTTGAGTTAGGCGAGATCGGCAATCTGCTTGCCGAGCCCGCCGAGGGCCTGACCGACGACGACGCTGTGCCTGACGTGCCCGCCATCCCGGTGACGGTCGAAGG